CTGCCTAGACATGCGAAAACGCATGGCCCCCAACGCTGATATTGGTGCTCTTAAAGAGAAGGTCGCCTCTGCCTCAGTAGAAGATGCAGCAGACGCTATCTACGAGTTTGATATAAGCAATAAGCTTACCGCGTTCTACGGTAGGCCGTTACCTGACCCGTACGCCTCCGTGCTGGGTAACGCAATCGGCACTACCATTGAGAAGAACGCATCGGGCGCTCTAGAGATCGATGGCCGTACCTATAGCTCGGATTCCATTTCGAGTTTCGCAACAGCGGGTAAGGCCCAGCTAACTGACGCCTTTGGCGACGACTTCGCTGACCAGTTCTCTAGTGATCCTGTAGCAGTTCTTGGTAGTCTGCCGGTAACCCATAAAAAGGCTATCGCGCGGATGATAGATGACACAGACAGCTAAATCCTCTGGCCCGACAACAACTAAGTCAGCTTTCACGCACCGGTCCACACACCCCCTAGTACTCGACCTGCTCCTGGTGAAGGAGTTTGGTGCTGAGTGCATTGGTTGGGAGCCAGCCACCTTGTGGTCTGAGATTCAGTCTACCTGGCACACCACAGTGTCTGAGGTAAACCGAAACAAGATCCACGCTATTCGCATTTGCCACTCCACGGACACCCCATACGAGAAGTGGGAAGTCTTTGAGAAGGTGTGTCTTGGCTTATACGGTCTAACCCCGTCATTCGATGTAATCCAACGCCACACACCGCAGCGCTGTGCTGGCGCTCTGGACATGATGGCCCAGGTTAGAAAGCACCCGTTCTCTTCAGAGATTCACAAATATGTTGGGGCATGTATGCTTGACCACGGCGTGGCCTACGGGCCAGAGTCGTTAGGGCCTTGCAACCCAATCATCGCTCCTTTAGTCGGGGCTAGTCTGCAGAACCGAGTTAGGAATAGCGTTGAGCGGGGAGTAGTCCCAACGTTCGATGGTACCAACGAGGACGATGTCCAGATCATGAAATCTATCTCTATTAAAGATTTCCAAAAGAATTTGAACACGTTGCTGCTCTCGCAGATCAACTCACTATTTGAGGGTAAGTAATGAGCACAGTAATGGGTAGTTCAGCGTCTAGGGGTAATGGGGCTACATCTGTCGGTAGGCCAGAGCAGTTTTACCCTAGCCCATTTTTCGACGTAGCTCAGAACTTCTTGCCTAGGACCATCAAAGAGACGTTTGCTTGGTGTAGATACTACCAACAGACCAACCCGCTGATTAGTGCGGTAACTAATAAGCTAGCCACATACCCCGTTACAGACTTGGTTTACGAGACTGATAACGAGGGTGTGCAGGCTCGCTATAAGGAGATCTTTGAGACCAACCTTCTTATTAGGCATGCCCTGGTAGAACACAACTTGAATCGGTACACCTTCGGTACTTGTGTGAACTCGCTCGCATTCCCATTCAAGAAGATGGTCAAGTGCTCAAGCTGCAAGCACGAGGTCGCCGTAAAGAAGACCAAGTACAAGTGGAAGAACTACGCCTTCCATATTGAATGTGAGAAGTGTGGACACCAAGGGCCTGCTAAGGCCCGAGATGAGTACATTAAGTCCATCCACGGTGTTCGGATCATTCGCTGGAATCTGGACGCTCTCGAGATTAACTTCAACGAGATCACCGGGCAGTACCGCTACTTCTACAAGATGCCCACCTATCTAAAAAATGAGATTACCCTAGGTAAGCCGGACGTAGTTGAGCAGACCCCACAGGAGTTCATCGACGCTATCGCGAAGAAGAAGCTCATCATGATCCCCAGCAGCAGCATCTTCCACGCTCGCCGTCCCTCTATTTCTAGAAACCCAATCGACAGCGGTTGGGGTGCCCCACTGATCCTGCCCGTACTGAAGGACATCTTCCTTCTTCAGGTACTACGTAAGGCTCAAGAAGCGGTGGCCATGGAGCACATCGTTCCTATGCGCGTGATGTTCCCACAGATCACCACTGACGCAGGTAACGTCTACGCGCAGATCAATCTCCAAGATTGGCAGAAGGAAGTGCAGGGGCAGATCAAGAAGTGGCGTAGGGACAACAATCACATCCCGGTTATGCCCGTACCCGTTGGCTATCAGCTAATCGGAGGGCAGGGCCGCAACCTGATGCTCCATCAGGAGATCCGAGTATTCAACGACCAGATCATCGCAGGCATGGGCGTACCCACCGGGTTCTTCTACGGAGAGGCTCAGTACTCTGGAGCTAGCGTTAACCTACGTGCTCTGGAGAATGAGTTCCTCGGTAATATCGATGACATGATGCGGTTCGTTAACTTCATTAAAGACAAGCTTGTCGCTTTTTTAGGTCTCCCTGACATCACACTAAAGTTCAAGCCATTCAAGATGGCCGACGATATCCAGCGTGCACAGCTAGACCTTAACCTCAATCAGATGGGCAAGATCAGTACTCGCACGATGTTGGAGAGTCGTAACTTCAACTACGATACCGAAGTCGAGCTCGTAGATAAGGAGACCAAACGCACCAACAAGATGCAGCGTGAGCAGATGGTTGCTAACGCAGAAGCGCAGGGTGAGGCTACGGTCATTCAGAACAAGTACCAGATCCAAGCTCAACGCGACATGCAAGAGGCATTTCCGCAGCCAGCACAGGGCCAAGAAGGCGCGGCTCCTCCAGGAGAGGGCCAACCCCGGCAGGACCAGCAGCAGGGCGGTGAGCAGGCTCAGGGGCAACCAGCCGACCAGGGCCAGCAGCCGGATGGACCCAATAGCTCGAGTATGGTGGAGATGTTCTCTCAGGCAGGCAGCTTAGTGAACAACCTAAAAAATATGAGCGAGCCAGACAGATACCAGGCAATGGCCAAGCTAAGATCCGCCAACCCTGACCTCTACATGCTCGTCAATGACAAGCTTGCAGGGGGTGGGGCGACGAGTCCGCTCAAGCCATTGCCTGAAATCCGCGCACCTCGTGCGGCACCTGATAAGGCGCAGATCTAACTCAAACTTCCCTCATCGGGTTAAACGCGGAGAGCATTATGGACTGTCGCCCACATAACTCACACTCTCCTGTGTGGAAGAACGGTAGAAATAACTTAGGATTCTTATCCACTATGCATGCTGTGCAAATCCACAAGACGAGAGGCTCGTCAAAGTGATCACACTCACCACAGTTGCCAGGGATATCACACCTGTCTTTAAGGTACGGGCAGTACACACCTGGCATTTAGACTCCTATTATCGGTTGGGGTCGAGCGACCCCTCCACTGCGTCATCGAAATCAGTATGCGATGTGCAGTGGCGGGAGAAACCGTTGGTCATGTCACTTCCTTCAAAGAGCAGGACATCTGCTCATAGCTCTTATACCCAAATTGGGTCACAGATTAGCCCGGAGATATAAATGTCAGTTCTCGATCCTGAGAGAGTGATGCGTTCACTCGAAGACCGGACCATCGAGCAAGTTAAGTCGTTCTTCCCTCTTGACGGAAGAAAGCACTCGCTTGTGGTGAACAAGGTTTACGCCGGTAAAGACGTCGATGTTGATGATATCACTAGCCAGAAGAAGGCTAGGATTCGCGGACGTACATGGGCTACACCTATCTACGGGGACTTTGAACTAAAGGACAAAGTTACCGGTGACACGATCGACGTTGTTAAGAAGGTGCGAGTCCTATCGCTGCCCAAGCTTACCCGTCGCTACTCGTACATCATCGACGGTACCGAGTACCAAGCCGACAACCAGTGGCGTCTAAAGTCAGGTGTGTACACACGGCAGAAGGTGAACGGCGAGATTGAGACCCAGTTCAACCTTTCCAAGGGCCGTGGTTTTCGAATGGACTTCAGTCCTGAGAAGCGCAAGTTTCTAATGAAGTACGGCACCACCAACGTGCAGCTTCTTCCCGTACTTCGTGCACTCGGTATCTCCGACAACAAGATCGAGACGGCCTTGGGGCCCAAACTATTTAATCACCTAGCTGCAGCTAAGGATCGTGGTGATCTAGTCAAGCTAGCAAAAGCACTGGATAAGCGCGCAGATGTCACGACAAATGAAGATGCTATCGGAGTTATTAAAGCAACCTACGCAGAAACGGAGCTCAACTCCGACACAACAAAACTTACTCTCGGCAAGGGGTTTAGCAGCGTTACAGGAGCGGCACTCCTTTCAGCCGCAAGTAGACTGCTTGGAGTTGCCCGAGGCACACAAGAAGTCGACAACCGAGACTCACTCCAGTTCAAAGAGCTCTGGAGTATCGACGACCACATCCCCGAGAGACTCGCAAACTCCAGCCGACGAATCCTAGGTAAGCTTAAGAACAACCTAGACCGTAAGGAGAACGTTCGCGGCATCGTTACCTCTGATATTTTTGGTATCCCAATCAAGGCGTTCTTCACATCCACGACGCTTACCCAGCAGCCCACACAGCTAAACCCTACCGACATGGTTGGTGGCTTTCTGCGTACTACAGTTATGGGTACTGGCGGTATTCAGTCAGATCAGGCGATCTCCGACGAAGCTAAGATGATTGATGCTTCGCACCTAGGCTTCATTGACCCGGTGCACACCCCTGAGGGTGCTCGGTCCGGCGTGTCTCTTCACCTTACATTGGGCGTCTCTAAGCGAGGTAAAGAGCCCACCATTAAGGTGTTCGATACCAAGAAGAAAAAGTACGTGAGCAAGTCACCCACTGAGCTCGCTCTTGGTAACGTGGCGTTCTCAGATGAGTACAAGATTGAGAAGGGCAAGGACCCTGTCCCCAAGCGAGACATCATCACTATCGTACCTACGGGTGGCGGCGACCCGGCTCAGGTAGCTGTGGGTGAGGTGGACTATATCTTACAGTCACCAAAATCTATGTTCTCTATGACTGCGAACCTGGTCCCTTTCCTACCCTCTGACCAAGCGGGCCGCGCGGGTATGGCTACCCGCCATCTCGAGCAAGCCATCGCTCTAAAAAACCGACAGGCCCCCGTGGTCCAGGTTTCTTCTGGTAACGACGACGCCCGGTTTAATACCTGGGAAAAGATCATGGGCATGCTTGTATCCCATAAGTCCCCTGTGGCCGGAACGGTGGTTGCTATCTCTGGCAACAAGATCACCGTCGAAGACAAGAAGGGTGAGAAGCAGGACGTCCAGATTTACGAGAACTTCCCCCTTAACGATAAGAAGGCGTTTATCACTGCTAAGGCGATTGTGAAGGTAGGGGACAAGGTCACCAACGGCCAGGTGTTAGCGGACACCAACTTCACCAAGGGTGGGGTACTGGCCTTGGGCACTAACATGCGCGTTGCGTATGTGCCCTACAAAGGCCTCGTGTTTGAGGACGGAATTGTTATCTCAGAGACAGCGGCTAAAAACCTCACCTCTGAGCACCTGCACAAGAACCGGGCATATGTTGAAAAGAACATGCAGGTTGGTCTACGTAAGTTTAGGGCCAACTACCCGGGCGCGATTACCGAGGAAAACGCTAATAAGCTTGACGAGGATGGTGTCATAAAGAAGGGCCAGATCGTCCGTCCCGGTGACACAGTCATGGCTATCCTGCAGAAGTCCGAGCCCTCTAGGGAGCAGTTACTTCTTAGAGGTATCCATAAGTCGCTGGCTAGACCTTACAAGAACAAGTCTATTGTTTGGCAGAAGCCGTACTCCGGAGTAGTCACAGACGTAAGTAGAAATGGTAGGGAGATCGTAGCTTACATCCGTACCGAGGAGCCTGCTGATATTGGCGATAAGCTCACAGGTCGACACGGTAACAAGGGAGTAATCACTGCTGTACTACCAGACCGAGAGATGCCCAAGGACAAGGACGGCAAACCAATTGAGGTAATCCTTAACCCCTCCGGTGTGCCAGGCCGAATCAACCCGGGTCAGGTGCTGGAGACGGTTCTAGCTAAGGTTGCCCTGAAGACTGGCGAGCCTTACGCCGTATCCAACTTCGAGACAAACAACAGTAAGAAGATCGTCCAAGTTAAGGGCCACTTCCGTAACGTGAAGACTAAGGATGGTAAGAAGCAAATCTGGATCGCGCCCCATGACCGAGAGATCGGTTACCAGGAGATCATTAAGGGAATCCTAGACCACCACGATATCGACGAGACCGAAGAACTATTTGACCCTGAGACAGGTAAGTCCCTAGGTAAGGTCATGGTCGGTACGCAGTACGTGCTCAAGATGTGCCATCAGGTGGATAAGAAGCTAACCGCACGTGCGCATGGTTATGGATTTGAGTACGACTCCAACATGACACCCAAGAGTGGTGGTGACCAAGGTGCGCAGCAGTTCGGAGAGCTAGGCCTTTACGCAATGTTGGCTCACGGAGCCACCGCTAATATCCGGGACGCTACTACTTTCAAGGGTGACAAAACTCAGGACGATGTTTGGACCGCTGTTCAGACTGGCCAGATGCTACCTACTCCCAAGCCATCTTTCGCGTACGAGAAGTTCTTAGCGTACCTAAACGCGCTAGGCGTAAACGTTACTAAAGAGGGCAACGGTCTGGTGGTGTCGCCACTCACCGACAAGGAAGTTGTGGACCTCTCTAACGGAGAGATCACTGACGGCTCTCGAGTTATCCGTGGTAAGGACCTTAAGCCCGAGAAGGGGGGCCTGTTCGACGAGGAGGCCACGGGTGGACCCGGTGGTAAGAATTGGGCGCATATCAAGTTGGCTCAGGACGTGCCTAACCCTCTCTACGAGAAATCCATCCTCTCCCTGTTGGGTATGACTGGAAAGGCATACGACGGGATTATCGCTGGGACGCTAGGGGTTAACGCCGCTGGCGAAGTTGGCGAGATTGGGGCGGAGAGCATGACTGGCTTTGCCGCTATCGTGGCGCTACTTGGTGGCATTAATGTAAAGAAGGACTTGGCCAAGGCCGAGGAGGATATGAAGACCGCTCGTAAGAGTAAGCTTGATAAACTTAACAAGAAGATCAAGTACTTACGTATGCTGGACAAGAACAACTTGTCAGCTAAGGAAGCGTACGTACTCGGCAACATCCCAGTTATCCCGCCCCTGTTTAGGCCCATCACAATGATGGAAGGTGGCGACCTGAACATTGACGGCCTCAACATGCTCTATCGGGACATCGCACTTCTGAACAAGAAGCTTAAGGAATCCAAGGACACCCTCCCTGAGGAGCAGTTGGTTAAGCTTAGGGCAGACCTATACGACTCGCTGGATGCACTGATGGGCACGGCCCCCTCTAGCCAAAGCGAGACCACTATGGACGGGCAGCCAAGGCCCCCCGGAATCTTGACTATCCTGTCAGGGCGTAACTCGCCTAAGCAGAGTTTCTTTCACAAGCGCCTCCTTAACCGTAAGCAGGACCTATCCATGCGCTCGGTTATTATCCCAGACATGGACCTGCATTTGGACGAGGTGGGCATTCCTAGAAAGGGCGCTATGCGAATCTTCCGCCCCTTCGTGGTTAAGGAGCTAGTGCGTATGGGTTACACCCCACTACGAGCTCGTGAGGAGATCGACAAGAAGTCATCCATTGCCATGCGTGCGCTAGATGTGGCTGCCGGTAAGCGACCAGTCCTCTTCAAGCGTGACCCGGTTCTTCACAAGTTCGGAGTGCTGGCGTTCAAACCTGTCCTCCACGATGGGTACTCGATCCGCATCCACCCACTTGTCACCGGCGGCTTTAATGCCGACTTTGATGGTGATGCAATGGCGATCTTTGTTCCGGTCTCACAAGAGGCTGTGGATGAAGCCTACAAGATGATGCCGTCCAAGAACCTGTTCAATCCGGCTACTGGCCGGGTTATGTACCAGCCCTCCCTAGAGGGGCAGCTAGGTCTGTTCTTGATGAGCCAATTCGGTAAGAAGACCAACAAGTCCTACGACAATGAGAAGGCAGCGGCTAAGGCTGCGGCAGACGGGAATATCTCATTCACTGACGTAATCAAAGTCGGTGGGATCACTACCACTGCAGGGCGGCTGGCCTTTGTGAAGACGCTACCCGCTGACGTCAAAACTCAGCAGTACCTAACTGATCCGTCGTTTGTTCTGGGTAAGAAGAACCTGCAGAACGTCATGCGCAGAATGGCCAAGGAGACTCCGGCTGAGTTCTCTAGCTCTATCGATAAAATCAAGGACCTTGGTTTTGGGTATGCGTATAACATTGGCTTCTCATTCTCCATGGATGACTTCAATACTCTCGGTAAGTTGCGTGACAAACACCTGGCGGTAGCTGACAAGGAAGTCCGCAAGGCTAGAGCGTCTGGTATGTCTAAGGCGGCTCTAGAGAAGCGTATCGTTAGTCTTTACTCCACAGCGACTACCAACATTAATACTGAGGCCAAGAAGGTGCTCGGTGAGAAAGGCAACAAGCTCTACACGATGAACCTAGCTGGGGTTAAGCCTTCTTGGAGTCAGGTGCAGCAGCTCCTGCTATCTCCCATGTTGGTTCAAAATGCCAAGGGCCGAGTTATCCCAGTACCGATTAGAAACTCTTACTCAGAGGGGCTCTCCTCGTCAGGCTACTGGGTTGCTGCCTCTGGTGCGCGTAAGGGCCTAATTGAGAAGGTTCAGTCCGTGCAGATTCCAGGTGCACTGTCTAAGCAGTTGGTTAACTCCACCATTAGATACGTAGTTACCGAGGACGACTGCGGCACCTCTCGGGGTATCGCTCTGGATGTGGCTGACAATGACATGATTGATCGGTTTACCGCCAAGGCTGTTAAGTTGGGAACTACAACATTACCCGCTAATACTGCGATTACGCCTAACCTGATCTCAAGGTTCAAAGCGGCCAAGCAGTCTAAGATTGTGGTTCGGTCAGCCCTTAAATGCCAGTCAGCTAAGGGGCTGTGCGGCAAGTGCTACGGTATTCAGGACAACGGTAGCCCCATCACTAAAGGCACTAACATTGGCGTCATCGCCGGTCAGGCTATCGGTGAGCGCGGAACGCAGTTGTCCATGAAGGCTTTCCATACAGGTGGTGTCGCTGGTGCCGCTAGCGCTACCGTTGGAGGTATTGACCGGGTTGTGCAGTTAATGAAGATCCCAAAAACCTTACCTGGTAAGGCAACGATCTCCACTATGAACGGTACAGTCAGTTCTGTACTCAAGAGTCCTGTTGGTGGTTTTGACGTTAAGATTGGCGACACTGAGCATTACGTTCCTGCCGGTCGGGCAATGCGTGTGAAGGTCGGGGCCAAGATAAAAAAAGGTGATCCACTATCGTCGGGCGTTATCGACCCGAGAGAGCTGCTTGAGCAGACCAACATTGATGTGGTTCAGCGGTACATCTCTAGTGAGGTACACAAGGTCTATGCAAACGAGGGGGTTAGGAAGCGCAACATCGAGGTGGTTGTGAAGGCAATCACCAACCTGGGCGTAGTGACAGACCCAGGCGATTCGGACAAGTTAGTCCGTGGTGATTACGCTTCTATCTCCTACGTGAACGGGCTTAACCGGACTAGCAAGACTGCCAATCCGGTTAAGGTCACACCCATTCTACGTGGTGTAGAGACTCTACCTCTTGACCAGACCACAGACTGGGTTGCCCGCCTGCAGTACCGTAAGTTGAAAGAGACCTACACCCGCGCAGCTAATGAGGGATGGACCTCACAGCTACACGGTACTCATCCTGTACCTGGCATCGCGTACGCTGCTGAATTCGGCAAGAAGAAGACTGAGGACAGTCCCTACTAGCCCGCAGCAGCTAGCTTGCGGCGAACGATGGCGGAGTAGCCCGCATTGTCGCGCAGGAAGGTATCGGTCCAGTCCCACCGATCCTCACCGTAGCGGCGCATGTCGATCGCGGTCAGCTCGATCGTCTCACCGGTGTGGTACTCCAGCATGCTGATGACCGTGTCGTAGTCCTTCTTGTGGCTGACCGGCGGCGTCATGCGGAGGGTGATACCTTTCTTGCCATGGTGTTTCGCGGCGGCGAGTGCGGCCTCCAGCTTGAGCTTCACGTCCGCTTCGAAGCCTTCCTGGGCCTCGTTGACCATCTCGACGTGCTCGTCGCGGTTCTTCTTCAGAAGTTCCAGAATGACCTTGGTCTCAGGTAGAACAGTGATATTCGTTGCGTGCATATGAGCCATGAGCTTTTCCTTGGGTTTGCTTTTTTATTAATTTCTATACCTAAAGAAGAGGGCGAGCGGCTTTCGCCACCCACCCCCTTCCTTTTGATTAATTATCCCATCAACCCGAGGATCCGTGCACGCTCAGCGGCAGCACCCTCTTCGAGACCACGAAGGTACTCGTCCACTGCAGCCTTCTTAGACTGTTTGACGAGCTTGGCGCTGGCCTCTTTGATCTCGGCGAATCGCTCAACGAGCTCATCGGTCTTACGACCATGCTCGCGGACCTCAGCCTCATGCGTCTGAACCTTAGCGCGCAGCGCGTTGAGTTCAGCCTCAGAAGACTCCTGCCCGTAGAGAGCACCCTTGATGTACGCCTCATCCCAGATCTCCTGTGTGAGGCCAGCGGCCTTTCTCTTGAAGGGAGAGATTGCGTCCACACGTACAGGCTTGGGAATCTTGCGTTCAGCAAGCACCGGCTCTACGGCCATCGGCTCCTCCTGCTTAGCCGGTGGGATGTACACATCACCTATCTTGGGCAAAATCGCAACGGTCGTGTACCCACGAGGAAGGTGGCCTCGACCGCCCCGACGCTTCTTGGTGATGTCACAGGTGACAACCTCGAAGCCGTGAGTGGTGTAGATCTCGTTGGACTTCGTGATACCCGCGCCGGTGAACAGCTTCTTGATGTAGATCTGATTCGCGCCAGAGGTCATCTGATGCTTGTCAGGTCTACGAGCCACCACCTTGCGAACTTCGCTATCCTGCAGGATTTCCCGCATCGTCACAGGCTTCTTAGCCATATGGCACAAGCGCGCCATATGACCAAGAATCGTTGCAAGTGCGTGGTTCTCAGCGGGGGTCAAAGTGCACCTCCGAGCATCTCCCGCAGACGCGTCTTCTGTGCCTTG